CAATAGATGCGACTTCTAAGTGTGGCAACGAGTTTACTCCAGCACCTTCTTTTTCTCAATCTTTTGATTGTGAAGGTTTTGCAATTGATGAAACAGGTACACCATCTAAAGATAGCTACCAACAATTGTATGCTGCTCACGCTGCTAAGACTTTATTCGCAATTAAGATGGGTAAAGCAACTCCAGTAGCAGGTGATGTTTATTATGGTGGTGCTGGTTCTTTAGTGTTTATTAGCGATTTCGGTGTAACTGCTGACGATAAGGATGATGTTAAATTTACTGCAACTTTTGTTGTAAGTGTTCCACCAATCACTCAAACAGAGCAATCATAATAAATAAAAAACTATGTACGAATTAAAGACTGACAACAACACAATCCACCTAAAGTGGGGAACTTGGGCTATGAAAAGGTTTTGCGAATTAGAGAATAAAAATCTAATGCAGCTAATTGAGGTTTTATCAGGAGGGGTTTATGACTTAGATACAATCGTTCATATCGTTCAAGCCGCAGCAGAAAGTGGATACAAGAGCCTTAAAAAGCCTATTGACTTTGATGAGTTTGATGTGTGCGAATGGATAGATCAAGTTGGTGGGTTATCGGCAAAAGATGGACAATTAGTTGAGTTTATGAAATATATGCAAGACTCAATGACTCCAGATTTAAAGCCAGAAAAGGAAACGGACGAAAAAAAAAATTAGGGTTTTATAGTTGGGACTCAATAATTATTCTCGCTATTGAAGTTGGCTTAACGATTAACGAGTTTTGGCAATTGACGTGGCGAGAATTTTTGTTGTATAAAACGGCTTATCAAAACAAGGAAGTCAGGGAATGGGAAAGAACACGAATGGTTGCTTATTTGATTTATAAAGTAAATACAAGTGAGAAAAGTCCAAAGAGCTTAAAATCGTTTTTTCCTTTGCCAAGTGATGAAGTTGAAGATGATAAGCCAAAACTGACACAAGAACAATTGGCAAGGACATTAAAGTTGTATGGAGTAAAATAATAAAATGGCACAAGAAACGTTAAAAATTACGATAACCGCTGACAATCAACAAGCGGTACAGAATATTCAACAAACAGTTACCGCAACAAATCAATTAGGTACTGCTTTTAAAACGTTGCCAAGTGTAAGCAATTCAGCTACTTATGCTTTATCAAATTTATCAAGAGTTGCGCAAGATGCTCCTTATGGATTTATAGGTATTGCGAATAACTTAAATCCTTTATTAGAATCATTCCAAAAATTAAAAGTTGAGGCTGGAAGTTCAAGCGGTGCTTTAAAAGCAATGGCACAAGGTTTAATTGGTCCAGCAGGTATTGGTTTAGCTTTGGGTGCAGTTTCATCTATTATTGTTGCATTTGGTCCTAAAATAATGGATTTTATAAATGGCACAAGTAAGGCTACTCAAGTTGAAGATAAATTTGCTACAAGTTTAAGAGATGCAAGAGCCGAAGCAAGCGAAACAGGAATAAGATTACAATCATATTTAATAATAAGTGAAAGTGCAAATGTTAGCGAAGAAAGAAGGGCAGAAGCATTAAAAGCAGTTGTAACTGAATTAAGTAAAGTAAATAGCGCTTATGCTTCAACAATTACAAATGTTGACCAAGCAAGAGCAGCGGTTGATCTATATACAAAAGCATTAGTAAATCAAGCATTAACTACAAGATACATTGATAAAATTGCAGATAAAACAGAGGCATTAAATGATGTAAATAAAAAAATATTACAATCTGGTAGAGATTATTTTAAAACAATTGATGAGCAAAATAGATTAATTGCAGAAGGTAGAATTTCAGCAGCAGTTGACCAAGCAGTAGCAGCTAAAGAATTAAAAAAACAAAACATTGAGGCAAGAAAAGAAGGAAATGCCTTAAAAACTGAAATTATAGATACAAGAGTTGAAGTTAAAAATTTATTAGTTGAAGCAGCTAACAACCCATTTTTTAATTTTACTAAAGGTGCAAATGAAGCTACTAATGCAACTAATAATACAACAAAAAGTATTGAAAAATTAGGTAAACAAGCAAGAGTTTTAAAAGTAGGTACAATTGGTATTATTGAAACTGAAAGAAAAATTGAAACACCTACAACTCCAAATAAGTTAAGTAAGGATTTACCAATGTTTGCTCAACAATATACTGCTGACCAAATATTTAAAAATGAGGCTGCATTAAGAAAATATAATACTCAATTACAATTAGCCAATGGTATTACCGATACATTAACACCAGCTTTTGAAGCAATGTTTAGTGCAATGGCTAATGGAGAGAATATTGGTAAGGCTTTAGAAGAAACATTTAAAAGAATATTAGTTCAATTGACTACAATGATAATTAAGACATTAATATTTAAAGCTATTATGACTGCTTTAGGTGTGCCTACAATGGGTGGTGGAGGAGGTGGATTTACAAACTTTAGTCCTATTGGTGCATCTGGTGATGGAGGTGGTGCGTTTGTTCTTAGAGGACAAGATTTATTATTAGCTACAAATAGAGCGCAAAAGGCATCAAATCTTAAAGGACAAAACATTAGTTTAGCATAATGGCATACGGATTAAGATATACAATAACACAAGAATTAAGAGATGAAACATCATTAATTGTTAAGATATATGAGAAAAGTTATGTTGGCGCAACTGTTACTCCATATATAGGAACAAACGTTTCTTTAGTTCCAAATGCTACAAATGAAGACCCAATTGCTTCTATTATATCGGCACAATTAAATGTGTCTTTTATTATTTCCGACCAAGATGATTACGATAATTTCCCAGACTTATTAAACTTTGATGAAACAAAGTATTATGTTGAATTGGTTATTAATAGTGTAATTAAATGGAGAGGTTTTTTACTTAATGATTATGTTCAAGTTCCATTTACAACAGGAAACCAAGAAGTAAGTATAAATTGTATTGATGGACTTTCGTTTCTTAGATACATATATTATGATGGAGATGTAAATGTAAATTCATTAATTAAGCTAATTGACATCATAGGTACTTGCTTAAATGCATTGCCTTTTGATGATATGATATTTATTTATGCTTGTTGTTCTTATTATGCAGATGGTATGTTTGATAGAGGTGATGCTGGTGGTGATGAGCCATTTAGCCAAACATATCAATATAAAAGGGATTTTTATAAATTAGATTATTACACTATTTTAGAAAATATAATTAAGACTTTTGGTTGTAGGTTGTTCCAAGCTAATGGAGATTGGTATATTTTGCCAATGAATCAACAAGCTGATACAATATATTATACAAGATATGTTGTGGATAATGTACCTTCTATAAGTGGAAACGGAGTTTTGACAAATACAATAAACATACAACCTTATCAAGATGGTAATGTTCATTTTGTAAATAATAGTCAAACTAAAATAGTAAGAAAAGGTTACCCAACTATTCAATCAACTTTGCCGTATAATTATGCAGCAAATTATATATATAATGGAACTTTTAAGTTTACAACAGGTTCAGGTTCTTCATTAAGAGCAAATGGTTGGAGTGAGTTTGAATCTGGAACATCAAGAGCAACTTTAGTTATCTTAAATGAAGATCAATCAAATAGATACGAGGTTTTACATTTAGGTAGTGGAAGTGCATATATTCAAAACTATTTTTTATCTCCTATTGATTATTCTTATTTGCCTAAAATGTATGGCACAAGTGCTTCTTTATCTTTTGAATTTCAAGCTGGAAATGCTGGTACAAACATTAGACTTTATATAACTGCTTTTATTGGTGGAGTAACTTACTATTTAAGAGATAATGACATTTGGTCAACTTCTGTACATTATAGAAATATAACTTATACAACTTTTAACACATACGTTTCTTATAATGTAAATATTCCTATGGGATATTCACAAGATTTAAGTTTAACTATTGAAGGATTAATTGGAGTTAAATTTGAAGCAGTAGCTGGTGCAATAGGGGGTTATATTAAAAATGTTAAATTAACACAAGGAGATGCTTCTATTAAAGAGGTTGTTTTAACAAGAAATATCGGTTCTACATCTCAAATAGCAACTGATATAGATATTCCTTATAGTGCAATATACCCACCACAAGGTGCATCACCAATAAGAAATAATGTTGGATTATTATTCAAGGCAGATGGAGATATTTGGTTTGATTGGTATAGATATGGCTATCCTCCAGAAGATTTTTATATGTTGGCTGAATTAGTTATGCGCCAATATTCAAACTTATTAAATAAAAATATAGCTACTTTAGAAGGTGATTTGGGAGCAATATCTGGAACAAATGGATTTATTTATTTAGATAAAACATATACTATTCAAGATTCAAGCACAAATGCTTTGTCTTATAATAATAAGAAGTTTTTGATAAATAGGCTTACATCAACACCTTATTTAGATGAAACAAGCCAAATACAACTTTTAGAGATTACTATGGTTGATAATGCTTCTACTGCTACTGTTGATTATATTGGGGATGTTACCATAGAAACTCCAAAAAGATATTTTAATAATGCGTAAATTTGTAATATGGCAGCAGTAATTGGAAATAATGTTATGCTTTATTGGCATAGGACAGATGTAGACCCAGAGGTGGATGTTGCGTTTGCTTGTAGTACAAATTGTACTTTTAATGTAAGCGTAGATCAAAAAGAAGTTACAAGTCAATCAAGTGCTTGGTTTAGACAATTTAAGAACGATATAGCTTCTTGGAGTGTAACCTGTGATGGTTTAATTACTTTGAGTGGTTTTTCTTATTTGTTTATGTTAGAAAAGCAATTGGCAAGAGAACCAATAGAAATTAAGTTTGTGGTGGATAATGGAGTTGATGGTTTAACTATTATTAACGGAATTTGTAATATAACAAGTTTAGCAATTAACGCACCTCAAAAAGATGTGGCTACATATAACGTAAGCCTACAAGGTAGCGGTGCATACAATACAACAGGAACAGAGGTTGACCCAAGCGGTGTTATTATCGTAGGTGCTAACCCTGTTAAAACAAAAGGTTACACGGCAAGTGGTGGAGAAACTTCAATTACTTTTGCGGACACAATCGGTTATGCTTGTCTTTACGTTTCAAGAGGTGGTGTGGATGCACAAAACATTTTAACAACAGGAGTTCCAACTGGGGATGATGTGAAGTTTGTGAGTGCGACAGGAGTTCTTACTTTTGGTAGAGCATTAGCAGCTGGGGAATATATTAGAGGATTATTTCAATAAAATATTATGAGTCAATTACAAGTAACAGGAGAAGCAAAGATTAGGGATATTCAAGGTCCAGTAGTGTCTAATAGCGGTGTTATAACTGCTTTAGATGGTGCTGCTTCTCAATATGTACGAGGTGATGGTACATTAGCTGACTTTCCAACATCAACAGGTGGCGGTAGTTCGGTTTCTTATTATCTTAATTCAAGTGTAAGTCAAGGTACAATAGGAGGGGTTGCTTATAGACAATTAGGCAAAACACCAATTGCTGGTGCTGGAACTGATATTGCTATTTCGGCTAATGGATATGTAGCGAGTTACTTAACCGATGCTAATGACCCTGCTTTATTAGAAGTACCTGCTGGTAACTTTAATTGTGAGTTCTATTTTAGTGTAAATAACAATACAGGAGACCCTTTTACTTATGCAGAGGTTTACAAATATGATGGCACAACTTTTACCTTATTAGGCACAAGCGTTGGAGTTCCAGAGTACATTACTGAAGGAACTGTAATTAAACCTTACTACTTTGCTATACCAGTTGCTCAAAGCGTATTGACTGTAACAGATAGAATAGCGATTAGAATATATGTAAACGTAGATGGTAGAACAGTTACTTTACATACCGAGAATAACCATTTGTGTCAAGTAGTTACTACTTTCTCAAAAGGATTAATTTCTTTAAATAACCTTACAAGACAAAACCAATTCTTTGCGACAGGAACAAGTGGAACGGACTTTGGGATATCTTCAAGCGTAGCGACACATACTTTTAACCTACCTATTGCTTCGGCTACAAATACTGGTAAGTTAAGTTCAACTGATTGGAGTACGTTTAATAACAAACAAGCTGCTTTAACATTTACTGCTCCATTAGACAATACATCTAATACAATATCAATACCAGCTGCATCTGCTTCGGTTGATGGTTATTTGGATAATTTAGATTGGACTAAATTCAATACTGCTTACAATGATTCAATCATAAGTGCAGCGGTTACAGGAACAACAACTAAAACTTTAACACTTAACCAACAAGATGGCGGTACAATAACTGCTTCTTGGACTGATGATAATACGGATGCGGTTACAAGTGTATTTGGTAGAACAGGTGCAGTTGTAGCGGTTAGTGGCGATTACAATACATCACAAGTAACAGAATTAACAAACCTTTATTTTACGGATGCAAGAGCAAGGGCAGCTTTAAGTGCTGGAACAGGAATAAGTTATAATAATACAACAGGTGTAATTACATCAACTATTACTCAATATACAGATGCTTTAGCAAGATCAGCGATTAGTTTAACTACAACAGGTTCAAGCGGTGATGCAACTTATAACAATACAACAGGGGTATTTAATATACCTAATTATGGTTCTGCTTTAAGTGCTTATTTACCTTTAGCTGGTGGTATAATGACTGGTCAAATTGTACTTAAAGAAGGAGCAACATCAACCGATTATACTAAAGGATTAAGATTCCCAAATGACCCTTATGGTGGTAGTGGCGATGTAGCTGGTATGAGGCTATATCCATCATCTGGAGAAAATATGGTTTTAGAATTATATACAGGAAATGATGGTCCTCAAGATGCAATTAATTTTGCAACAGGAGTAGGTGGAACTGCAAACAATGATTCAGTTACAATTAACGGAAATAGGATTTGGAACGCTGGTAACTTAACTCCACAAACACAATTAAACGGAACAGGATTTGTAAAGGCTTCTGGCACTACAATTAGCTATGATAATAGTACATACTTAACAACAAGTTCTGCAGCTTCAACTTATGTACCTTATACAGGTGCAAATGCAAATTTACAAATGGGTTCATTTGATATTAGTTTAAGAAATTTAGCAGTAAATAATGTTCAACCTAATGGTGATAATCTTTATGATATAGGTATTTTAGGTGGATTCAATTTTAGAAATATTTATGCATATTCATTTGTAAAAAAAGGAGGAACATCAAGCCAATTCTTAAAAGCAGATGGTTCAGTAGATTCTACATCTTATTATCCTACAAGTGGTGGAATTATATCAGGAAATATCTATATGCAAAGTTCAGCTAATCCAAGTCAATTATTGGCTAAAGGAGTTAATACTGAATTTTGGGTAGATTCACAATATGGTGGTGGTACTGCAAGAGCATTTATAAATAGAAATGGAGTAGGCAATCAAGCTACTTTAATGTTTAGCACAGGTGTTGCAATAACAAATGGTACTGCTTGGGCAGGTGTTTGTGATTATTCAATGGGTATGACAAACGATGGCACAGGTAATTTCTATATAGGAGCAGGGGATTTATTTAGTAGTAGTAATAGAGCATTAACTATTACACCAAGTAAAAACGTTGGAATCGGAACAAGTAGTGGAAATGTAATAGGTTTTAGTGGACCAATGTTAACTATTGCAGGTACTGGACAAGGACAAGGAATTGAAATTTGGCGTAATTCAAATACAATACCAGATGGAGAGGATATAGGTCTTATAACTTTTTTAGCTGGAACAAGTCCATTTCAAGTTGCAAGAGTTGTTGGAAAAGCAGTTGGAACATCTGAAAATGCTGGTTCATTAAGTTTTCAAACTTCTGATGGCCCAGGAGTTATTGAACGAATGAGAATCACAAGCAGTGGTCAAGTACAAATCAATTCTCAAACTTCATCTAATGATAACGTATTAAAGTTATTTATAGATTCTACACAAGCAAGTATTCAAGCTACTTATGGTACAACAGGTTCTTATGTTCCTATTAGATTCCTTACAAGCGATACCGAACGTATGAGAATCACATCGGGGGGGTATTTAAAAGCAAGTAATAATGGAAGTTATTTAAATGCAACTGGACCATATTATGAATTAAGACAATCAGCTACTGATGAATGGATTGCAATACTTACAAATACATCTGCTAGCCCTTATGGACCATCAGTAAGATTTAGTACTGCACCAAATAACACTTCAAATTGGATTTATCATTCATTAGATTCATCAACAGAAAGATTTAAAGTTGCATCAAATGGAGGTATTTATAACTATTCAGCTAATAATGTAAACTTATCTGATATTAATACTAAAAAGGATATAATTCCTATTGAGTCTTATTGGGATAAATTTAAAGCTATTGAAATTGTTAAGTTTAAATACAAAGACCAAACACACGACGACTTTAATATTGGGGTAATCGCACAACAAGTAGAATCTGTTGCACCCGAGTTTGTTGATACAGATATGTGGACTTTAGAAGATGAACAAGTTGAAAGAAAAGCAATTTATACTTCTGACTTACATCACGCTACTATTAAAGTATTACAAGAATGTATGGCTAAAATAGAAGAACAACAAACACAAATAGAAGAATTAAAAGAACTAATTAAAAATAAATAAAATGAAGACAATTCAACCTGTATTAATTTGGCAAAATGGACAAAATGTTCAAGCCATATATTTAAAAGCAGAAGTGCAATCTGATAATCTTATAGATTACGCATCTTTTGCTTATATGCTTTTAGATGCTGATTTTATTAATGTAAACAATGGTATTGTAGGTATTTCAGGTCAAGATTATATTGACTATCAAACTAATCAATATGCTTGGGATTATATAGCATCTAAACTTAATCTAACAATCACAGGTGATTATGTACCACCAGCACCTCCAGAACCAGAGCCAATTCCAGAACCAATTATTGAAGAAGTGATTTAATTGAATATTTAACTATATTTGTATATAAAATAAAAACTATGATACAACTAAACGAAACACAAATCAAGGAATTAGAAGCGTTTATCAACACTATCCCAACTGCTTATGGTTTACCATTGTTGCAGTTCTTAGGTAAGTTAAATGCAGAGCAAAATCCACCACAAGAATCAACTGAAGCGTAATGGTACATAATAGCAATCAATCGGACTTATTAACTATTGTTAGCGGAACATCCGCATTTATTAGTGTTGCGAATGTGCAACCCATAGTTTCTCTCATAGCGAGTTTGATTGCTATTATTTCTGGACTTTTAGCTGCAAGATATTACATCAAAGCGACTAAAAGATTCAAGTAATGAAAGAGGTAGTAATCGTTCTATTAGTGGCGGTTCTAATCTTTTTCATCGGTAGTGATGCAAGATATACTAAAGTAGAGCCGATAGTTAAGTCGGACACAGTTTACCAACAGAAAACTTTTAGTAAGTTTATAAAGGGAAATTCAATCCCTTTTGTCATTTTAGACACAATTTACTTAATAGACACAATTAAGGACACAATTACAATCGTTAAGGATTACAACCAAGTAAAGGTTTATTCCGATACTATGCGCATAGATTCATTAGGATACGCATACATCCAAGATACAATCAGCCGTAATTCAATCATTGGTAGATCATTTAACGCTCAAATAAAGGAGAAAGTGATTTATAAAACGATTACTAATGAGCAAAAGCAAAGAAACCAGCTTTATTTGGGATTTATAGGCGATTTAAAGCACTCTAACGGACAAATTGGTATTGGTGGCTCAATTGCCCTTAAAACGGCTAAAAACACCTTATATACGGCAACGGCTACAATGAACGGATATTCTTTTGGTTACTATAAAAAATTCTAATGAAGTTTAAGCAGTTTATAATATCAATGTTTAGTGATGAAGTTGGCTCAATGAGTCATAAAAGAGTATTGGCAACCATTGGTGCTTTGTGCTTATTTACAACGTTTGTTATTACTAAAAGCGACCATTTAGGCGATTTAGTATTTTATATGACTATGGCTTTTGCTGGATTAACAACAATAGATAAATTCACCAACAAATGAGACAAAACGAAAAGTTAGCATTTAAGGTTGCTTTGCTATTCTGGGCGATTAGTATTGTTTACTTGTTAAAAGTAATATTATGATTTCCAAGAAGGCAATTGAGATGATAATCAAGCACGAGGTCGGAGGTAGAGCCGTTTACGAGAAACGATACCAAAAGCCTATTTGGGCTGGTGGCGATAGTGGATGCACAATTGGATTAGGATATGATTTGGGTTATGTAACTGAAAAGCAGTTCTTCAGCGATTGGGATGGCTTAAATTTAAACTTTCTTAATGCGTTAAGGAAAGTAGTAGGGATAAAAGGTGAGGCGGTTAAAACGATGATGAGAGGCGAAATTCTACAAGTTAGAATCCCATACAATTTTGCTTACGAAGTATTCGTTAATAAGTCGTTACCTAAGTACTATGCTTTAACTAAAAGTATTTATCCAGAGATAGATACGTTAAACGAAGACACAAGAGGTGCTTTGGTTTCAATGATCTATAATAGAGGGAATAAATTAGATGGCGAAAGGAGAAAAGAAATGAGGGCAATAGTTGACCTTGTTGCTAAAGCGGACTACGAAGGAATTGCTGACCAAATAGAGCGAAGCAAGAGATTGTGGGAGAATGTCGGCTTGGATGGATTGGTCAAACGTAGAGAGGAGGAGGCGGATTTAATTCTAAATTCACTAACCTAAAATAAACCAATGCCAACAACAAAAAACAAAGGTGGAAGCAAAACCACTATGAGCGGTCAGATAGTCTTAGACTATTTAGCCAAATATCCTCAATGGATGCCCTCAAACACTTTAGCTTCTTTGATTATGAAGGAGCAATCTGCACACTTTGACAATCAAGAAAATGTTAGATACTTGATAAGATATTACAGAGGTAAAGTCGGAGAGGATAGAGCATCAAGAGGAAAGAACACACAATACTTAGAAGATTTTAAGCGTACAGGTTCACACTTTGTTCAGCCACCTACTTGGGTAGAGGAGAAAGTAGTTTATTGTTTACCGATAGGAATTAAGAAGATGGGTTTTATAAGTGATTTGCAAGTTCCTTTCCATGACCCAAAGGCTATTGATGTTTGCTTTAAATACCTAAATGACCAAAAGATTGATTCATTATTTATCAATGGCGATTTGGTTGACTTTTACCAATTAAGTGATTTCCAGAAAGACCCAAGAGTTAGAAAGTTTGATGAGGAGTACGAGGCAATAATTGAGATGCTTGGATTTATAAGAGCAAGTTTTAAAGACATATCGATTTATTATAATTTAGATGCGAATCACGAGTTCCGTTATGAAAGGTATATGAGAACCAAAGCACCAGAATTATTAGGGTTAAACGGCAAATTTGATATTGAGGAAATACTAATGCTAAACACATTTAACATTATTCCGATTAAGAACATAGATCACGTTAAGTTCGGCAAATTACCTATCATTCACGGCGATACTACATTTAGAAGGGGAAGTGGTGTGAGTCCAGCGAAGACATTATATGATAGGGTTAAGCAGTCCGCTATTGCATCGCACGTTCATAGGACAAGCGAGTTTACTACTAAAAACCAATTTGATGAGGAGATATTTACAACTTATACAACTGGACATTTGATGCACCCTAATGTTGAGTATTGTAAACACGTTGATTCATATAATCAAGGCTTTGCGGTTATTGAAAAAGAAACCAATGGAGATTATAGAGTACACAATCATAGAATAATCAAAAGCAAAGTATTTTAATGGCATACGTTTATAGACATATTAGGCTTGATAAAAATGAACCTTTTTATATTGGAATTGGTAAAATACCTAATTATAAAAGAGCATATTTAAAAAGCATTAGAAATGTAATATGGAAACAAATAGTTAATAAAACAAGCTATGAAGTTGAAATATTATGTGATGATTTAAGCTGGGAAGATGCTATGATAAAAGAAAAGGAATTTATTGCTTTATATGGAAGAATAGATAATAAGACAGGTATTTTAGCAAATATGACAGATGGTGGCGAAGGTGCATTTGGTAAAAAATGTAGTAATGAAACAAAGCTAAAAATATCAAATAAGAATGTAGGTAAAAAACATAATGAGCAAACCAAAAAGCATTTATCTACATTTAATAAAGACAAAGCCAGTTCATTTAAGCATTACATAAAAGCATATAAAGATGGTGTATATTTGGGCGAATTTATAGGCTCTGGACATTGCGCTAAAGAATTAAATATTCATCAAAGTTCTATATTAAAGTATTT